CTTTAGATAAAAATGGCTTCATTAGCCAAGTAACAATTTTGCTTCGTCAGCAGTAATGCCAAGCCTGTCAAGTAATGCTTGCTTTTCGGCAGCTTTTGTTTTAGCTTCGGCTTTTTTTGCTGCATCTTCAGCAGTATCTAATGCCATTTGAGCAATTTCGTCAGCAGTTGCATCTCTGACAATTTCCTCGCCGGTTGTGCAATTAACTTCTTTTACTTGAAATTTAGATTTAGTCATTATTTAACTCCATATAATAAAATTGTTCCAGATTTGGGAACGTTTGTTAAATTTAAGAATCTTAAAGATGAAATTGCACCTGTTTGATTGTAAGCACCACGAGTAAACCTACCTTGTAATGTTGTTCCGTCGCTATTGTAAGCAATACCATCAGAAATAGTCCATTTGAAAGTTGTAGTGTTTGCATAATCTGGAATGGTGATAATATATAAACCATCTGCCAAAGTATTATCTGAGGTTTCTGTTATTTGAAATTGAGTTGAATCAAAAGTCATACTTGCTGTTACTGCAACTGTTGAAGTATGCCGATTTGCATTTGAGTCATCATTAATTCTTAATCTCAATGGTTGAGCATCCGTTGTTGGTAAATAATCTCTAATAACTATTACCAAATCATTGTAAGTTGCAGGTATTGAACTCAATAAAACTTCCGCATTACTAATTGTAGTTGTGCTAATTAAAGTCATACCACCTGTAGAAATTGTTGCCCATTCGGGTGCAGTTGCACCAGAATTAACTCGAAGCAATTGTCCAGCTGTTCCAATTCCAACTCGGGCTTTTGCCGTTGAAGTTGTGTAATAATCAAGATCGCCAGCAGTAGTTCCGGGATTTAATGCTTTGACTGTTGTATCGACAGCTGATCCTAAAGAACGAATTGCAGATGCGCCATCTTTAACCAACGCCGTATCATCAGGTGTTGGGAAACTATAATTGGTAGTGGTTGCCATTTTATCCTATCCTCATGCGACTATTGTAGCGTATTCCCAAGTTAATGTTGGGTCTATTGTGTTCCAAGCCTCTGTTATTGGCGTGGTATTCCAACGCATCGCCACTTGGCTGAATGCAACTGGAGAAACATTAATTGTTAAAAACAGCTCATTAAACCTAGTGCTCCATGACCAGCCCTCGACATATCCTTCAAATGTGCCACCTGATATTTGGGTTGGTAAATTAGCCAAATAAACCGGCATTCCCATAAACACGCCTAATAAAGCATCTCGATCCAAATTGTCAATTTCAGGGTTAGTTATTGGAAAAGTGATCGATTGGAATTTAGGTAATGGATAAGCTCTCTGAGCAATATAACGATCAGCAATTTCTTGAGCATCAACTGATCCTTGAACTCTTGAGTTAATGGTTTCGGCTTTGTAGCCATATAGGGCAATTGAAGCAAGATCTGTAGCTGTTTCCTGTGAGTTAAAATTATTGCCATAATTAATGTAAATATCATTTCGAACATCACCTGAGCGCATAACTGTGGAAAGGCCAGCACCTAAAGCATGACCGGCATTTAAATCAACATAACCATTTGTAAGTAGATAATTTTGCCTGTGGTCTGCATCTGCATAACCTATATTCCCTGCATTATCCTCATAAATGTAACCAAATGCAGAATTGGCAATATCAGACACAACATTGTAAATCGTGTCAGTAACATTTGATTGCGCAGTCATTGTGTAAAGACCAGGTTGATCAATATCGCCTAATCCTAGATTAACTGCATTTGCCCAAGTTTCTGTCGCATTATAAGTTGCCCAAGTTGTAGCTGCTGGGACATCATTCCAAGTGCCAAGCAATACGCTGGACAGAATTGCATAGATTTGGTCGCCATCCTCATCCTGAGAAATGTTATCGTTCCAAATTTCTTTAGCTATTCTAGCAAGTGATCCCATTGCAATAATTGTGTATTCGACAACTGTGGCTATTAATCCAGTAGCACCGACCGCAACAGTTACATCCGTAATGTCGCCACCAAATAGGCTTACATAAGATGCTGATGTATCTTTGACCTGTAAATCTAAACTGTCATTTATGTCAAAAGGTAATGTTTGGCCATTTAATGCCACTAAAGTTATTTGAACATAAGATGGATTTGGCTGTGAGTAAATGTCATCACGACCAGCTTGATGCTGAATATCGCTTATTGCTATGTCAGTATAGTCAACCCCACCGACAATTAGTTTCCAATCTGGTGTCCAGACGCTCATAGTTATGGCTTAACGGCTGCTCTTGAAAGATATGGGTTTGATCTTGCAGCACTATCATTAACAACCTTAGCAACAGCTCTTGCAGCACCTTCGCCATCAATAGCATTAACAGTTATATTTGTAACGCCCTGACCTGTAGTATATGTGCCACTTGCTTTTGGAACTGATGGTAATGATGATCTAGCAGCTGATGGAGCAGGGTTTGGAATTGAACCTATATTGACACCAGGAATTATATTTACGACTCTAATTAACTCATTTGCCAGCGATACGACTAAGCCAATTGCTTCTCTCAAGAATGTAATAAATCCTGAAATGATCCCACTAACTACGCCAATTGCTTTTCCAAAACTTTCAGCACCTCTTTGAGTTTCAGTAAGGCTGGCACTTAATCCTTCATCACCAGTTAATCCTGCAATAAAGGCATTAAGAGTTGGAATGCCTGTATCGTTTAAGAATGTAATAAATTGCTCAACTGCTGGCAATAAAGCAACGCCTAAACTTTCCTTTGCTTCATCAAATCCTACTTTTAGGCGATCAATCTTTCCTTGAAAGGTTTCAGCATTTGTAGCTGCTGCGCCACCATATAACTCTGCTAACTTGGCTTGAACTTCAGTGAAAGATAATGTTGCTAATTCAGCTTTGCTTAATCCAAGACCTAACCTACCAAGTGCTGCTTGATTACCATCCTGAGCACGACCCAAAGCATTTGCAACAGTTTCTAAATCTTTACCTGATGCAGCACTAATATCTAAAGCAAGGGTTAATAACTTTTGGGCTTCCTCAGTAGATTTTGTAGATACTGCCAATCTTTGCATGGCCGGACGCAATTTATCGTCTGCAACACCTGTGGCTAAAGATGTCTTTAGGATCATGTCCTCAGTTGCCTTTATTTGGGCATCAGTAGCCCCTGTAGCCTGTCTTAAAGCATTGGCTAACCTAAGTTGTGCCTGCTCATCTTCTATTGCAGCCTTGACCCCGTCAATGGCTAATTTAGTGCCATAAGCAACGGCAGCAGCAGCAGCGACCGCAAAAGCAGCAACAGCCTTTTTTCCAAAATCTGAAATCTTGCTTGAGTTAGTTTCAACGGCTTTATCAGCTTCGCCTAACTTCTTTTTTAAGTCATCAACATCTGCAAGGATTGATAACTTTAATGTGCGATTACCGGTTGCCATTAGACCCATTCCTTAATAATGCGATCAAAACTTTGTTCCCATTTGTTAATCAATTCAGGCTGAATTCTGCGAAGGGTTGGATAAATGAACCATCCGCGAGATCCACGACCTGACCGTCCAGAATATGTGGGAAACTGTTTGAATTTATTTGAACCAAACTCAACACCACCCCATAAGGTCTGTGTAGTAGCACCACCTGAAAACTTTTGTCTGGCAAAACCGTAGCTGAACTCACCGATCTTGCTCGATTTAGAGATGCTAACGCCATCCGCGACTCTTTGCGCAACTTTGCCAGCCTTTGTTCTTTGTCCAGCTGCTTGTTTAATTTCCTCTGATGCAAAATACGCCAGAGCAGCAGATTGACGGCGTGCTTCATCAGTAGCTTGGTCGTCCATAAGTTTAAAAGCCTTATAAATATCGCGCAGGTCTTTTTTATTGTAGGCGATTGTTTCATTTGCCATACCTCTGCTCCAATACTTCTATTGCTGTCAAAATGTCGTCTGAATCAACCCATTCGCTCATTGGTATTTGTGTGGCTATTGCCAACTCAACCAATAATCTGCTTAGGCTTCCTGCTGGATGACTTTTGGGTCTGCATCACCGACAATTACATCGGCAACTGTTTCCATCCATACTTCAAATGCTTTTACTGGCTTTCCTGCTGCTTCTCGCTTATGTGCGTTATAAGCCAAAAACATTAGATCCCACATGCCAAGTTTTTCTTTTGCTTGGCTTATGGTATGACCAGTTGTTTTCTCCCAACGAGCCCACTCAGGCGGTTGGGCTACATAAGTGGCTTGCTCGCCTGAGTTATATTCAATTGTAATTGGTAATTTCATTTTTTGCTCCCGTTTCTATTTCTTAACTAAATGTTTCTGTTACTGCTCCACCTGAAACTGTAAATTCAAAATCAACAGTTTGTGCATCAATTCCTGATCCACCTGCTGTTGGGAACTCTGGCTTTACTGGAAACACAAATTGTGCGCCAGTTGCAGCTGTTAGAGTGATTGAAATGTCAGTATCTGGAGCGGTTTCTGCTGCTGTCCATAGAGCCTCGCAAACTGAGTTTGCCTTGCCCCAGTCAGCCAACATTGATAATGCGAATGTTCCTGAAATGTCTGTTGTCTTATAAGCAACGCCATCAAGTGTTTGATATGCCTGACGCTCATTGACTTTTGTTAAAACTGCGCTGGTTGCTTGTGCTTCGATGTCTGTTCCACCTGTGAAAGACAACGAAATATCGCGACCGGTGATTACTGTGGTTGCCATTATTTCTCCTTAGACTGTGCGTGTGTAGTAGGTAGATACTCGAACATCTGCAATAAGCAAAGTCGATGCTCCGACTGTGGTAACTGTTGGTCTTTCGACCGAGCTGACAATATATCCACCAGGAATAACTGCCAGAACGCTGATTATTAATTGCTCGATATTGTCGAGCGATGCAGGGTTGCTGTTATAAGCAACTGCAACTGAAATAGTAAAATTAACTTTTGCACGAATGTTTGATTTATTGATTGTTTCAAATTCTAAATAAGGGCTATCTGGGACAACCACTACTGCTGGAGGAATAACTGTTTCAGGCACAAAAGCATAAACATTTCCTGCAACGCTAGATAAGGCAGTTGCTAAAGGTGTGCGAATCTGCTCAAGGATTGTTTCATTAGGCACTATTGAGCCATGCTTTCAACATCCATGTATGAACCAAGCAAACCAACGCATTTATTAAATAATGATCTGCCCATTCTAAAAGGAGTTGAAGTAAAATCTACTCCTTCGATTTGTCCTCCACCGGCAAGTCTTGCTTGGAAAACTTCGACTGCAACTGTGTAGACGGCTGATTGAACAGCTGCATTTCCAACATAAGTTGATCCGCCAGATAAGGCAGCAACTCCGGATGGGATGACATTAGCCTCGAGTAAATCGGCATTAGTGATCGATTGTGAAAAAGTATATTGTCCAAGATTATCTGCCAGCACAGCTCTTGTTCCGTTGTAAGGTGATCCACATCCTGTGATGATGACTGATTGTCCTTCGGTGAATTCATGAATTCCTAGTGTAGTGAAAGTGGCGACATTGTCAGTCAGCGACACTTTTTGAATTGGGCTTTTGAATGTAACTAACATTGGCAGAATAACTGTTTCTGCGGTGTCAATAATTTGATTTAAGTAAGTATCATCATAAAGAGAGGAACTTACACCCAATACAGAACGCAACTGGGTCGCGGTAATAATTGTTGGCATAAATTCCTCTCTTAGACTCCCATTATTAACTGCCTACCAGCGGGAGCACCGGTAGGCATTAAGTTAATTAGATTAGTTCTTGTTGAAGTGAACTGATCCGTTTGCAACCTTAGTTGCCAATGCTCCGTAGCCATAGTAAGCAACAGAAACCTGACCAGTTGCTGTGATATCGGAACGAAGTTGTAAGCGTGGGCTCTCATACCATGTGTATGACTCTGGGTTGATTACAAACATTGATCCATCGCCAGTTGTGTATGTTAGAGCTGATAGTGAGCGAGAAACATATAGATCTAGTCCAGCAACATTTCCACGAAGTGATTGTGGTCCAACTTGACCGCCAGCGTTCTGTGGTTGTGATGCGTTGTAGATTGGGCGACCTGAATCGTTGTAGCCCATGATGTTTGCCCATTGTTCTGGAGAAACTACGATGTTGCGAGCAAATCCCAATGAGTTTGAATAAACTAATTGAGCAGCTTGAGCAGCATAAGCAAGTAAGCCTGCTGCTGTGTTGTCCTGTGCAGTTGTTGCAATTAAGCCAGATGAAATGATCTGATTTGCTACATACTTATCAGTTTCTTTTGCATAAGCAAACTCCATTTGACGAACTAACTCATCAAAGAATGCTGGAGATGAACGATCTAGTAATTCAACTGAGAATGTTTGTCCGCCAGCAAATTTCTTAACATTTACTGTTACGAAAGATGATGTCATGTCAGTTGCATCAATTGTTGCTGCTTCTGCTTCCTCTGCAACTGTTGGAACAGCTGTAATCTTTGGAATTTCAAATGTCATTCCTGCTGCTGGTAATGCTCCACGAGAAATTGCGTCAATTGCGCCACGATCTCCGTTTGATAGACCGTTGATGATTTCTGATGATTGTGGTGTTGGAATTAAGCCTGCAACTGTGCTGGTTGTATCAGCAGCCATTACATATTGACGGCTTTCATCGTTTCCTAGTGCAGCACGAACTGAATGCTCTAGGTATGTTGCTTTGTTGGTAATTGGTGAGCGTGGCTTTGTGTAAGCAACTGACTGCGCTGCTACTACTGCCACAGGCTCAGACTTTGCAGCTTCTACCGCTTCGGTTGCGATAGGAGCATCTGAAGTTATATCAGACACTTTGTCCTCCTGTGTTGTTGTATCCTCAGCGGTTGCTTCGGAATTCTCTGTTGGTGTTTCTGTTGCTGCGACATCGGCAACTCTTGCGCTATCAATTGCAGGATCGGTTACTAAACTAACCTCAATTAACTTAGCTGCACTTATTGACATAACGCCATCTTTGTTTTTCCAATCATCAACCATAACTCCAACGCTAAATCCATCGCGTAGGCCTTCGGCTGCTTCTAATAAAGAATCATCGCCAGCAATAGTTCCGGCAATCTTAAATGTTGCTTCGATACCAGCATCATCAGCTGTAATATCCATTAATTTACCAATTGGTCGTGTGCGGTCGTGCTCTAGTAATAATTTAACTGGTTTTGAAAAATCAATTGATCCTTTTTCAAATACTGTTGCTCCGGCAGATGTATTTCCGCGCTCGCCCCAAGTTACGATTGTTCCTGAGATTGTGCGCTTACGATTATCGGCTGCGGTTAGTGTTATTGGGAAATTAATCTTCATCGGATTAAGTCCTCCTCCTCTTGGATTTGCTCAACGCTCATCGCGCCAATGCGGTTTAGGATTTCATAAACTTGCGCACGCTCTAATGCTGAACCACGCAAGAAATCATCAATATCGAATCTAACTTCAACGCCATTTGGCACAAAATCAGCAGCAGATAATCTTTGCTCTATTGGAGTAATAATATTTCTTAAACTGAAGTCAATAAGAGCTTTACGCTCCATAACAGTCGTGCTGTATGTCATGCTAGTAGTTTCGGCAGATAAGAATGATGCAGGAATACCAACTGCTCTTGCAATTTCTGTTGCAAGGTATTGGCGTGCTTCATTTAATTGTAATTTTTGTGGATCAAAGCCAAGCGCGTTTAATTCAACATCAGCATTTAGAAATGCAGTTGCTCTGGTGTTTCTTGCAATTTTCCATGACTCTAAAAGTTTTGTAATTCGCTCTGGAGTAAGATTTGTGCCATTTGATTTTAACACCATTGTTGGAACTGGTTCTTTAGCGTATAATTCCGCAGCCTTTTCCAATTCTTGTGCAGCTCTTATTGTGCGACCTGCGCGATTAAGCACGCCTTCATCTAATCCGCTAAATACAACTAAAGATCCAATGCCAGTTGCTGGAACATGCATTCCATCAACCATGTAAGAAGTAATTTCAGTTTGATTTGCATTTAGATTATAGGTAACTCTATCTGGCGCGACTCTTGTCCATGCTCTTACTCGGCTGTTATCAGATGCAGCATAAGAATCTAAAACTTGACCATAAGCAACACCATGAAATAATAAATCCTCAGCGATCCATGCATAGATTGCTGATCCAGCAACTCTTGGATCTGGTTGCATAATAACTCTATTTGGATCTAAATGTTCTTTTGTAAAATGATTATAAGTTTCTAAAGGTAATGAACCAATTGTGCTACAAATTATGTTTCTTGCTCTTGCAACAGATGGAACAGACATTGCCTGTTCTCTAGTTGCTGTTTGTGCTCCATAAAATAATCCGCCAACAGCTGACTGTAAATTGTAAGGCGTATTGGCGGCAGCGACATCAACTGTCGGTGTGATTGCGGTGTTTGTTACAAATCTATCAAATAATCCCATTAGCATATAATATACCATAAAGTCAATATATTATGCTATTTGTATATCAACTTCCGTTTCTACCTGTGTTGCAAAATAGGTTGCTAAAGCAGATGCCACAGCTGCACAAACTGCGACTCTACTTGCACGCCTTCCGATGATCCATGACCCATCCCCATAGGGCAG